TACTACGCCGCGAGCCTGAACAAAGCCAAGGCAGACGGCCGGATCGGCAGGGTGTCTCCAGACCCGCTCATGACCTATCGTCTGTTCTGCGACATTGGCGGTACGGGTGCAAAGGCTGATGCCTTCGCCATGTGGGTGTCTCAGTTCGTAGGCAGAGAAGTCCGCGTGCTGGACTACTACGAAGCCGTAGGACAGCCGCTAGACGCTCACTTGGCCTGGTGCCGTGAGCGTGGCTACACCAAGGACAGGGCACAGTTCTGGCTGCCCCATGACGGCGCCACTCAAGACAAGGTGTATGCCGTCAGCTACGAGTCAGCGCTCAAGCAGGCTGGCTACAAGGTCACAGTGGTCCCGAACCAAGGCAAAGGCGCAGCAAAGGCCCGCATCGAGGCAGGGCGGCGCCTGTTCCCGTCCATGTGGTTCAACGAAGACACCACCAGTGCTGGCCGGGATGCTCTTGGCTGGTATCACGAAAAGAAAGACCCGGAGCGAAACGTCGGCCTCGGCCCTGAGCACGACTGGGCCAGCCACGGAGCGGACGCATTTGGCCTGATGGCGGTTGCCTACGAAGAGCCGAACAGCAAGAAGTTCGCCCCGATCAAGTATCCAGACATGGGGATCGTATGAGCGCAATCACGCGAGCGATTCAGCACGCTCAGATGGTCAAGGACATCGAAGACCTGAAGCGCCTGCTTGAAATGAGCAGCAGCTCACTGCTTCGCCAAGCCGCACTGATTGACAAGCTGACAGACCGAGTGATTGCACTAGAGCAGAAACGCGGACCCGGAAGACCCAAGAATGAAGACCGAAAGCCTGTTGGCAGCGATTGAGCGTCACGAGACGCTGGCCGATAGCTACGGCAATCTGTCCGAGGAACGCACCAAGGCGCTGGACTACTACCTCGGCAACCCGATGGGCAACGAGGTGCAGGGCCGCTCTCAGGTCATCTCTCGTGACGTGTGGGACACGGTCGAGTGGATCAAGCCGCAGCTTTCGGACATCTTCTGCGGCGGCGATCAGGTGGTGATGTTCAATCCCACCGGCCCGGAGGATGTAGCCGCCGCTGAGCAAGAGACCGAGTTCGTCAATTGGGTCATCACTGAGAAGAACGACTGGTTCACCGTCTGGTATAGCTGGGCGCACGATGCCCTGCTCCAGAAGACCGGCTACGTCATCGCTTACTGGGATGAGCGCGAGGACCGGACCAAGGAGAAGTACGAAGGGCTGACCGAGGATGAGGTGGCTCTGCTCTCTCAAGACCCGTCCGTCCAGATCGTCAAGCTGGAGCAGGAAGAAGAAGGCTTCGAGGTTGAGCTAGAGCGCGTCAAAGAGTACGGATGCGTCAAGATCGAGAACGTGCCGCCTGAGCGCGTGCTCGTGTCTCACAACGCTCGTGGTCTTAACCTGCAAGACCCGCGCCTCGACTTCCTCGAATACTGGGAATACAAGACCATCTCCGAGCTTCGGGATGAAGGATTCGAGGTTGACGACGACCTTCAAGACGACGCCGACAGCACGCAGCAATGGGAGGAATCGCTCCGTGACGACTTCAACCCGTTCCGAAACAACGAGGGCGAAGAGTCTTCCCCCGCTGCCCGCAGGCTTCGGGTTCGGAATGTCTGGATTCGCTATGACTCCAATGATGACGGTCGTACCGAGTTGCGTCGTGTGGTCGTCGTTGGGAAGACCATCCTTGAAGACGAAGAGTGTGATCTGGTCACCCTCGTTGCCAAGTGTCCCACCCCTCTGCCTCACCAGCACGTTGGACTGAGCGTCGCTGACGCGGTTACAGACCTCCAAGACATCAAGACCGCGCTCCTTCGTGGAACGCTGGATAACCAGTACCTGAGCAACAACGGCCGGTTCGCCATCGACGTGAATCAGGTGAACCTTGACGACATGCTCGTGAGTCGTCCGGGTGGCGTGGTGCGTGTGGATGGCCCGGTGCAGAACGCTATCGCACCGCTGATCCAAGGCAATCCGGCCATGGACTCCGTGCCCCTGATGGAGTACGTGGACCGGATCAGCCAGAAGCGCACGGGTGTGAACGAGCAGGCCCAAGGTCTCGACCCGAACACGCTCAACAAGACCGCCACCGGGGCTCAGATGCTTATGAGCGCGGCACAGCAGCGCATCAAGTTCATCGCCCGCATCTTCGCTGAGACTGGCGTCAAGGCGCTGTTCCAAGTCGTACACGCCCTGACCCTCAAGCACGCCCGCAAGGCCGAGGTTGTCCGCCTCCGCAACCAATGGGTTGTAGTCGATCCCCGCCAGTGGGTGAAGCGTGCGGACATGAGCATTGCTGTTGGCCTGGGTGCTGGGGACAAGCCGCAACAGATCGCCTTCCTGACGCAAGTTCTCCAGATTCAGCAGCTTGCGATGCAGGTTGGGTTGGCGAACCCGAGCAAGATTTACAACGCACTCAAGCGCCTGACCCAAGCGGCTGGCTACAAAGACCCCAACGAGTTCTGGGCTGATCCACAGGTTGAGCCGATGCCTGATCCTGGCCCGCCGCCTGAGGTGCTGAAGGAACAGGCCAAGGCTCAGGCTCAGATGATGATCGAGCAGGGCAAGGCCCAAGTGCAGCTTGAGTTGGCTCGTCAGCAGGCTCAGATCGAGATGCAGAAGCTTCAGGCTCAACTGCAACTCCAAGAGTCCAACGACATGCGCGACGCCGAGCGTGAGCGCCTCAAGGCTCAGTTCGACGCACAACTTGAGCAGCAGCGCCTCGCATTGGAAGAGTGGAAGGCCCAACTTCAGGCCGAGCTTGGCAAGTACACCAACGATCAGGACAACAACACCAAGTTGACCATCGCTGGCCTGAACGCTCAGACGCAGAGCCAGAGCGAGCAACTGAAGATCGGCCATGACGCTGCCCAGAAGCAGGCAGACCGTCAGAGCCAGGCAGAACTCCAAGACATGGCCAAGAAGCCCGACAAGCAGACCGGCACGCAGATCCAGAGCATGCAGAAGGCGCTGGATCAGGTAGCTGGAGCATTGAAGCAACTCACCGACATGCAAAAGCAAGTCGCAGAAGGACAAAAGAGCATCGAGCAGGCGGTCAAGGCCAAGCGCGTGCTTGTCCGTGGCCCCGATGGCCGTCCGTCGCACTCTGAAATCGCGCAGTAATGGCCGTTTCTCACGTCAAGTCCAACCCCGTCGCCAACATGACGGGCACCGTTACGGTGTTCAACTCCGCTGGAGTGACCACCACTGCGGCTGCGACGGACTTGGTGCGCCCGCTTGACTGGAACTCGGCTCACAACCAGTTCATGACCATCGGCGGGAACACCGTTGGTGCGTCCACGCTGTCCGGGACGAACATCGTCTTCGAGGGTGCTGGCGCTGTCACTCTGAGCGGGAATGCCGATACGCTGGTGTTCTCTGCCCCCGTTCAGACGGCCTTTGTCCTGTCCAACTCCAACGGGCTGACGTTCGGCACCAACGTCTCCACGGTCACTGCCTCCCACAACGGCCTGACCTCGCAGAGCAATCAAGCGTATTCGGCCGGCAACGGCTCTGCTGCGTTCCAGACGCTTACCTTCGCGAACTCCAACGGGGTTAGCTTCTCGACCGGCACTCAAGGCCTGTTCGGCACGGTCAAGACGGACTACGCTTCGTCCAACCATAGCCACGGCAGCCCGACGCTTGCGCTCACGAATCTGAGCGGGACGACTGCAAGCAACTCGGCTGGGCTGACGCTGAGCCTGAGCGCTGCTGCGGCTGGTGGAGCGGCTACGGCGACTCTGTACGCTACGGGCAACACGACCCAAAGCAGCACGGGCACCATGGCGCTCAGCTCCATGATCGTCCGTGGGGCTGGCGGTATCTCTGCGGGCATCTCCAATGGCTCCATCGTCGTTTCAGGCCCTGATCTCACGAGTCTTGCCGCCACTGGAGCCCTGTCCGCAAGCTCCAACGGATCGACCATCAGCCTGGGTGTTGGCACCGTTACGGTTAGCGCCGTCTCCAACACCACCCAGAACAGCAGCGGAACCGTCAACCTTAACGCTCTCCAGATCCAAGGTGCTGGCGTTGCATCGGTCGGCCTATCGAACGGATCGGTAGTCATCTCCGTCCCGTCCGGCGGTGGCGCCGGGGATGGTGGGAACGTCATCGCGGCTGGTACTCAGACCGGCACGAGTCTTGGCACGATAAAGTTTGAGAACAGCAACGGCATCACCTTCGGGATGTCTGGCTCGACTCAGGTCACGGCTTCCCACAACGGCCTGACCACGGCTCGCGCATCGAATGACGCGATTGGCCTGAACACCGCTCAGACGAACGTCACGTGGACGGTCAACAGCTCTGGCCTGAGCCTGAACGCTGCCGGATACGCGGGCACGG